AAACCTTCGATCAATTCTGTTTCGTCAATTCCCACAATAACTTCTGTGACAATGTTGTTTTCGTCTAAAAATGCGTAATGTGCCATTATACAAAACTCACATTTCCTGTGCCCGCAGTAATTGTTGTAACCTTAAAACTTCCGTCCGTTGCGGTTGAACCAGTTAATCCAGCACCAATTGTAATTGTGTTTGTGTCCGGATACCTTAAAATGACAACACCCGAACCGCCTTGACCACCTGTGCTTGAAGTATTGTTTGACATACCTGAACCGCTGCCCGTGTTCGCGGTCGCGTTTGCGCTAGGACTTCCCGCATTTGTTGCGCCGCCCGTTCCACCCGTTCCTACGGTGTAAGGCGAAGCCAATAGACGACCACCACCACCGCCTGCGCGCGTGACTGATGTTCCAGTAATCGTGGAAGCCAAACCGTTGCCACCATTTGAAACGTTGCCACCGCTAGACGTATTGGCTGCACCGCCACCACCGCCTGATCGTACGTTGTTGACGGAATCACTACCATTAGAACCTTGATTTGCTGTTCCAGCACCGCCCGTTGTAGCAGAATTGTAAGTTCCACCGCCGCCGCCTGAACCACCAGCAAAACCGTTTCCACCATAATTGCCACCCGCACCGCCGCCAGTTGATGTCTTTGTTGCAAAAACGGAATTAGAACCGTTTGTACCGACTGGAGAGTCAGGATAACCACCCGCACCACCTGCGCCAATGGTTACTGTGTAGTTAGTTGATAATAAAGCAAGAACTTTATCTTCGGCAGAACTACTACCGCCTGAAGTCCCCGCAGATGTTCGATAACCACCCGCACCGCCACCGCCAGGAACTGCGTCATTTCCTGTGTAATAAGCACCCGATCCACCGCCAGCAATGACCAAAAAATCAACATTAACGCCGCGAACGTAGTTTTGTGAGGCAGTAATTCCAATGATTGGCATTATGCAAGATCGCCAATGACTGTGAAAACGTTTGACGCGGTGCAAATGATTGTCGCAGCTGAATAACGTGCGCGTAGTTTTGGTGCTGTTGCGGTTGCGCCTGTTGAAGTAATTGTGACTGAACCGCCTGAAATTGTTGTTTGACCAACACCAATAGATTGAACGTGGATTTGATTACCTGCTGAAAAAACGTTTGCTGGAATTGTCACGGTGACCGCTGAAGCATTTGAAGTCGTGACAAGTTTTGCAACGTCACCAACAACCAATGTGTAGGTTGTGCCAGTTTGTGCGTTGAATGAAAGTGTTGTGTCGTCCTGCTCGATCCAAACAAAATCCATGTCGGTGCTTGAATTCTTAGACAAAACCTGACCAGTTGTGCCGCCTTTAAGATCAGCCAATGACGTATCGACTGCCTGCCCAAAAACTTCAAAATCGGCTGGAAGGTCTGTAACTAAATCGCTCGCCGTCGGCATGACCCAGCCAAACGAACTCGTCGGGTTGCTCATAGGTTTTCTCCTTTTCTACGCAACAATTGTTGCATACTGCCATTCTAATGTTGGCGACACGCTCGCCCACGTTTCGGTTATCGGCACGTCATTCCAGCGCATTGCCTGCAAGGAATAAGCCAGCGGGGACAATAGCAATGTCACCGAAAGTTGATTGTATGAAGCCTGGAATGACCAGCCCTCGACGAAACCTTGAAACGTACCTGATGACATGTTTAACGGAAGGTTGTTCAACGAAATGGCTTCACCCATGAAAATGGTCAAAAGGTTGTCGCGGTCAGAATTGTCAATTTCAGGATTTGTCAGGTCAAATGTGATTGTTGAAAAAATGGGTTCTGGCTGGGCGCGCAACGATAAATAGAAATTTGCCTGCGCAGTGGCGTCAGTTGAATCATGCAATGTCGTTGTGATGACTTGCGCAAGATTGCCATAAATGGCAATTGAATTTGCGTCGCTTGCACTGACGTCGCTGCTGCTGGTTGCGCCGTATTGGATCGTTATCGCATTGCGAACGTCGCCAACGCGGGTGTCAATTCTTAGCCCACTAGCGCGGGCATGATTTGCGTCAAGGTCGACATAACCGTTAGCACTAAGGTATTGCGTGCGGTGTGTGGAATCTGCATAGCCAATGCGTCCTTGCGCGTCTTCGTATAAATAACCCAGCCCGGAAGTTGCCAATGCCGATACCAACGAATAAACGTCGATTGGGTCTTGACCACCGCCCCTGGCTGCAAGGTCATAGTTGCCTGGTCGATCAATTTCACCCAAACCATTGTTTTCAGCATTTGCCCAAGTCGTGCCCGTCGGCGTGTAACTGCCCCAAGTAACCGAACCAGCAACTTGTGCCCATGTGTTATACAGAACCGTTTGCAAAACTTCAAAAATCTGGTCGCCGTCGAAATCCCGTGCAAGTGCGTCGGTGTAAATGACTTTCGGCAAACGTGCCAATGCGCCCAATGCGGTGATCGAATAAGTCTGCGTGAACATGGTTGTACCTACGTCACGAACTTCTAAACCAATGTCCACAACATTGCCACCAAAAATGGGAACAAATGTGTTTGATGTATTTTTGATTTGAACCGAAATTGTCGAATTGATTGAAACTGGGATTGCAGTTTGGTTCACGTCCAGCAGCTGAAGATTGACATAACCCGCTTGCGCTTGTTCGTAAATGTTTGTTCGACCGCTTCTAATGGTCAAATTGGCTAAAACGGCGTTTGTGTATTCCGTGCCGTCAATTGTGACTTTCCAGACAGGTGACCATTGCGTCATGCGATTTGCAGGTTATTTGCGCCACCTGTGCCGCGATAGAAGGAATTGTTCAAGGTGTCCACGATTGTGCGTGCCGTGCCTTCTTTGTCTATTGCACCAGTTACGGTCAGGTTAATTGTTGTGCCACTTGAAGCAGATTCTCCTGCCCTAAAAGTCCCAGCATTGAAACCATTTGTGACGACTCCTGCGCTTGAAACCGCGGCATTTATTCCTTTAGCAACACCGACAACTTGTCCTGTAATTTTGCTAACGATTTTTCCGTCTTTTACTTCTAAATAGTCAGCCAAAGGTGCATCAACATCTGGTCTAAATCCACTTGAACTAGTGGAAAAAGATTCACCATTTGGCATTGTTCCGCTAAAACCTGCAACACCTGTCGAACCGCCTTCGCCGATCTTAGGTATTAGCGGAATCTTTGTAACAAATGGGATTTTGTTGTAACCCTTAATAATGAGATTGATTCCGTCAATTGCAAAGTTGAGCAATGGCTTAATCGCGCCCAATACCTTGCCAATAACGGTAATGACCAGGTTTGCAATTTTGCCAATAACATTGAGTGCGTCACCAATTGCACTACCGATCAACGGTGCAATGTATTTGACAACGTCCCAAAAGGCTGAAAACTCGTCTTTGCTATCCATGACCGCAGACTTGACGTTATCAAATACTTTTTTGACACCTTCAACAATTGGTGTAAATGTCTTTTTTAATGTCTCGCCAACATCGCTGACGATTTTGCCAAACCCGTCGCTTTCGGTCAGGCTAAAGGCATTTGAAAAGGCTTGAATTGCTGGAAGGGCGTTTTCATTGATAAATTTCAAAAGTGTGTCAAGGATTGGCAAAAGCGCCGTACCTACAGTTTCTTTCGTTTCGTTAAAAGCAACTTGAACGCGTGCAATTTGTCCCGCGTAGGTTTCAGCGTTTGCCGCAGCTGCGCCACCAAACAACTCGGTCAAACGACTTTGTACCTGCTCGAATGACATTGTTTTCAATTCGGCTGCGTCAAGCCCAATTCCTAGTTTGCCAAGCGCCGCAGTGTTTCCGTCATAGGCTTTCCCCAAACTGTTTGCAACGGCTTCCAGCGGTTTACCCGTTGCGGTGCTAATGTCCAGCGCAATTGCAAGTAAATCTTGTGCCTTTGTAATGTCGCCAGTTGATCTAACCAACCGACCCAATGCTGGGCGTAAAGTGTCGTCCGCAACACCCGTCGCCAATGACATTTGCAGAATTGAATCTTCGGTTGCTTTAATTTGGGCTTGTGTTGCACCCGTGGCATTTTCCAACGCAAGCGCCAATTGTGTCTGGGCTTTTTCATCTTCAATTGCAGCCTTTACACTATCAATTCCAATTGCAATTGCGGCAGCACCAGCAGCGGCAGCAGCGGCAGCGAATGCCTTACCGATCGCAACGCCTGTTTTGCCGATCTTGTCGCCAAATGAATCAACGTCGCCGCTAGCAGTTTTCAGCGATTTGTTGAGTCCGTCAACGTCGCCAAGTATGGAAAGTTTAAGGGTACGACTGCCAGCCATTAGTCATACTTCCTAACTATTTGAGAAAACGATTCTTCCCATTTTTTAATGATCTCAGGTTGCGCGCTTCTCAGGGTTGGATAGATAAACCAACCGCGTGAACCGCGACCTTCACGACCTGACCACACGGGAAATTGCTTATAGCGATTTGAACCAAATTCGTATCCGCCCCAAACCTGCTGGGTTGTACCGCCACCACTTAATTTTTGAGCAGCAAAACCAAATGAAATCTCGCCGATCTTGGACGACTTGGAAACCTTTGAACCCTGCGCAATTTTGGGTGCAACGCGATTGGTTGATTGACTTGCTGCGGCAATAATCTTGCCACGAACGTATTCAGCCAATGCGGAAGTTTGTTGCTTGGCTTGCTGGGTGGCTTCCTCGTCCATTGCTTTAAAAGATTTAAGAATGGCACGCAATTCGGCTTTGTCGTAACTGATTGCTTCAGTTGCCATTTGCGCGCCTCTCCAAAATTTCGATTATTGTCAGAATGTCCTCGGCTGATTCGAATTCGCTAGGTGATAGCCCCGTTGCCAGGGCTATCTCCCAAACGATTCGACTTAGGCTTCCGACTGGGTGACTTTTGGGTTTGTTTCACCGACGATCACTTCGGAGATTGTCTCCGTCCAGATTTCGATTGGCTTAACTGGCTTGCCAGCTGCTTCTCGTTTCATGGCGTGGTAAGCAAGAAATACAAGATCAGAAATTCCGATCTTTTCCTGTGCTTGCGCAATAGTGTTGCCAGTGCTTTTTTCCCACTTTACCCATTCAGGCGGTGCCGCCGTGTAGGTAACTTGGTCACCGTTGTTGTATTCAATTGTGATTGCTAGTTTCATTTTGTCTCCCGATTAGTTTGGATTAAGCGAAGTTTTCGGTTACTGCACCCACGACAACAAATGACATGGTAACAGTTTGTGCGTCAGGTGCTGCCCCGCCTACGCTTGGATAAACTGGCATAACGGTGAAAGTAAATACCGCACCGGTCACGGCAGTTAATGAAACTGCCAATGCTGTGTTTGGTGAACTTTCTGAAGCAGTCCAAAGCGCTTCGCACAATGATGAGGCAACGCCCCAGTCGGCAAGCATTTCGAGATCAAATGTCCATTGATCGTCAATGCGCTTGTAAGCCTTGCCGTCTAAAGTTTGATAAGTCTCGATAGTTGGTGAGTTAGTAAGTGTTGCGCTAGTCGCTTGCGCGTCGTAGTTAACGGTCGCGATCGTCAACACTAAATCGCGACCCGTGATGATCGTTGTTGGCACGTTATCTCCTTTTATGTTGTTTGTGTGTAGTACGTTGAAACGTTTATGTCAGCAACCAGCATTGGAGATTGTCCTACTTCCAACACCGTCGGCTTTTCAATAACGCCAACAACGTATCCTGCGGGCATTGCCGCAAGAATTCCGATTATGAGTTTTTCTAGATTGTCCAGTGACCCAGCATTGCTATTTGAAGCAACGATTGCACTGATTGCAAAATTCAATTTGACCTTGACCGCGCCTTTACCGATTAAGACAATTTCGCCATAAGGTGAATCTGGAACAATTACGATCGCAGGCGGGATTGGCGATTCTGGAACGCTTGCGTAGCAGGTTGCCGCTAATCCTGAAAAGGCGTTGGCTAAGGCTGCGCGGGTTTCGGCAATTGAATTGGCAGGCACTATTGCACGATTCCTTCAACATCTAAAAACGGCTGAAGTAATGTAGACACACGATTTGTGAGACTGCGCCCCATTCTGTATGGGCTGCTGGCAAAATCTACGCCTTCGATCTGACCGCCTGCTGCAACGCGTGACTGGAATACTTCAACGCTAACTGCCAAAATTGCTGATTCGATTGCTGGGTTGTTTGCATAGATTGCCGCAGCTGAATAGCCAGATAATGTTGCGCTGCCCTCGGGGATTATGTCGCGCACTGTCACGTTTGATGACGTAATGGCTGCGGTGAAATGATAGTCGGCAGTTTCAAGAACGGTGACGGTTGCCGTAAATGGTGCTGGCAAACCCGTGACAACAATTGATTGACCTGCAACGAAATAGTGTGGGCGCTGCGTGTAATACGTCGCCACATTGCTTTCTAATTTGTAAGCACGAACCGCTGAAGTGTTTGCAACAAGCATTGGCAAGATAACGGCTTCGCTTGTGTTGATAATTTCGTCCAGGTAAGCGTCGTTATAAAGGGAAACGGACACGCCAAGCACCGTGCGCAATTGACTTGCAGTAACAATGGCTGGCATGTCCGTTCCTTTCGATCGACTGCGGCGAGATCGGGAGAACCCGCCGCATGCTTATTTTTTAGTCTGTGAAATTATTGCGGAAAGCGCCACCGGCAAGTTTGACTGCCGTTGCACCAAATGAATACACGCCCACGGTGATTGAACCGTCAGCAGTTGATTCAGCACGCAATTGGTACTGGCTTGATTCGTACCATGTGTACGCGTTTGGATTGACGACGATCAATGAACCGTCAGCAGCTGCTGCTGGTGCAGCAAAATCTGCGTAAAGGTCAAGACCAGCAACGTTGCCGCGCAATGATGTTGGGTTAATCTGACCGCCCGCGTTCATTGGTTGTGCTGCGTTGTAGATTGGTCGTCCATTGTCGTTCAGTGCCATTGCGTTTGCCCACTGGTCTGAACCCATGATGATGTTGCGCGCAAAGTCCTGTGTGTTTGAATAAACACTTGCAGCACCGCGTGAAACGTATGAAAGCAACTGAGTTGCAGTTGGAACCGCAGCAAGTGTTGTTCCGTCGATTGTTGCGTTTGCAACTAGCACTGCGTTAACTGACGCATTTTGTGCCTTTGCCATTGCTGCAACCATGTTGCGAAGCAACTCGTCAAAGAATAATGGTGAAGAACGCTCAAGTAATTCAACTGAGAACTTCTGTTGTCCAGCAAACTTCTGAACGCTTACTGATAGGAATGCTGATTCCTGGTCAGTGTTTGAAAACGCTGAAGTTTCTGAAGTGACGGCAACAGTTGGCATTGCAGTGATCTTTGGAATTTCAAAAGTCATTCCAGCGTCAGGCAATGTTCCACGGCTGATTGCGTCAATGCTTGGACGGATTGTGTTGCCAAGTCCATTGATGATTTCAGTCAACTGACGTGTAGGAACAAGTCCAGCGTTGTCAGTTGTTGTTGCGCCATTGTTGGCGGCGTGTACATAATCGCGTGCGTCTAGGTCGCCCATTGAAGCGCGGATTGTGTTTTCTAGGTACTTTGCAGCGGTTACTTCAATGCGTGGCTTTGTTGTAAAGCCGCCCACCTTTGGTCGCGCTGACGCAGTGACTGATTCTGCGGCTTCTACCGTCTCGACGGCTTCCGCTTGTGTGACGGTGTTGTCCACTTCGTCTCCTTCTGTTGTTGGTGTGACTTCAGGTTCGATTGTCGAATCTGAAACTTCGTTTTCGTCAGCAGTTGTTGCCGCGACTGATTCGACGCGTGCTGATCTGATTGCAGGTTCTGATGTCAATGCAACGGCAGTCAATTCGCCTGAAAGAATGCGAACCGTTCCGTCTTTAAGTGTTTCGTATTCGTCAAATGAAACTTCAACGCTGAAACCGTCGCGCAAACCTTCTTGGGCTTCAACAAGTGCGTCATTGCCCGCAGTTGTCTGTGCGATTTTAAATGTTGCGTCAATTCCCTTGTTATCGGCTGACATTGCTATGTCCAAAGTCTTTCCGATTCTGCGGGTGCGATCGTGTTCAAGATTTAGCAAAACGGCGGTTGGTGTTACTGAACCAGCAGCGAATTGCACTTTTCCAATTGAAGCGTTGCCCGTTTCTTCAAACGTAACAATGCGACCTGAAATTGTACGACTGTTTGAATCAGCTGCGGTGATCTGCATTGGTGTAATTACTTTTTTCGTCATAGCAACATGTCCTCCTCCTCGCGGATTTCCTCGACCGACATTGCGCCGATTCGATTCAAGATTTCATAAACTTGTGCGCGCTCGTACGGGTTACCGCGTAGGAAGTCGTCCAAATCAAAAGACACACGATTTCCTGCTGGGGTGAAATCCGCAAAAGATAACCTTTGTTCAATTATTGACATGTAATTTCTGAAGGCAAAATCAACCAGGTCGCGGCGCTTATCTAACGCGTTTGAATAAGTGAACGAAGATTGCTGCGAATCTGTGAAGTACGCAGGTAATCCCGCAGCGCGTGATAATTCAAGCGCCAGGTAATTGCGCGCTTCGTTAAGTTGCAAATTCTTTGGGTCATACCCGATTGTTGAAAGATCAACGTCGGCGTTCAAGTAAATGACTGATTTCTTTGCACGGTTGCGAATTGCACCCAGTAACTTTGAAACGCGATCGGCTGGCAATGATGTGCCGTTTGATTTGACGACCATTTGTGGAATTGGGTCAGCGGCGAAATCTAATGCAGCACGTTCCAACGCAGCAGCGGCGCGAATTGTGCGACCTGCGCGATTGAGAAGTCCCTCTTGTGCGCCAGCGAAAACGACTAGGTTTGCTGGGTCAACGTATGAACCGTCGATCGAATAAGAAACGATTTCCGTTCCAATGCCGTTTGTTTGAATTGTTACGCGTTCAGGTGCAACACGTTCCATTGCACGAATCTTGCCTGTGTCGGCATAGCGTTCCATAACGTACGCATAAGCGCTTGGGAAAAAGAATAAGTCGGAAATAATCCACGACCAGAATGTTGTCCCTGGAATTCGTGGGTCAGGCTGATTGATGACGCGTGGCTGCGTTACCTTTTCGCCTGTTGCTTCATTGCGTGTGTGCATAGGTAATGACGCAACTGTTTGAATGATTCCCAATGCACGCGCAATTGTTGGAATTGACATTGCTTCCGAACGAATTGCGCTTGTAATACCTGAAAAGAAAAGTTGCCCCTGCTCGGGGTAGTAAGGCGCGATAGCAGCTGCGTCCACCGAAGCGGCAGTGACGGCTGCCTTCGGCTTCTGCGGAACGAACAAGTCAAATAAACCCATGTCCGAATTCTGACAGGCTTAAACCATTAACCGATCATGATGTCAAGATCATTCTCTGGGCGTG